GCAATACTGCTGTCGATTTTTGGGTTTGAATTCACGCCCACACCACTGGCATTCGCGAATTTTGTCCCGCCAAGCTTCTGGGCAGCCGTGCTCATGGCAAAGAATACCATTTATACCCACTGTTTCACATTGGTCACACATTGTTTACTCCGATCAAAGGCCTAGGTCTTGGGCTATCTTAACCAATCCGGCAAAGAACATGCCGAATACTATCAACACTGTGATTGCTACTGCTGTTGTTGTGTCCATGTCTTATACTCCGTTGTGTGGTGTAGTGTACTCAAGTCACCAATAGTCTAACATATACGGGGGCAAGTGTCAAGGATAAAAACGAATAAAGGCGATTATTTATGCATATAGTGTTATCGGACGTAGCGGCTACTATGCGTATGTAGTAGCAAGGCTGGGGATTACTATGCAGATGTAGTTATCGGACCGCAGACCCCCGGGGTGTCACCCTTCGGATTTCGAGTTATAGGACCCGCACCGCCATAATAGGACGGACGCGACACCTAAAAAATATATTATTTTTGACTTGGTATATGTACTGGTGGTTAAAGTATTTGTACTAAAAATCCTAAAGTCGTTTGACTTTGAGTTTTTACGTGATATACTGTACTATAGAAGGATGCTTTATGCACGGATCGCCACATACTGCTAAACGATACCATCTTAAACGTCACTATGGCATCACCTTAGAGGACTATGCGCGGCTACATCGAAGGCAGGGGGAGTCTGTGCAATTTGCAGCGGCTTATCTGAGGATCGCTCCCTTTCTGTCGACCACGATCACAAGACTGGCCAAGTCCGTGGTCTGCTCTGCGTAAAGTGCAACAAGGGGCTTCCGTATTTCGTTGACTCCCCTGATCGGTTTGATCAGGCCGCTGAATACCTCCGTAGGGCCGAGGCGGTTGCTAGGATAAAGGAAGTTGCCGCTTAATAAACAGGCAGAACAGTAACAACAGTGTCAAATGCAACTACAACCACTTACAAGTAACGACAGTTGCAACTGCAACCAGTTGCAATAGGCGGAAAAATGTGGTATAATCCAAGTATCGACATATGATTTCATTCAAACTTCCGGATGAGTTCGGGAGGAATTGAGGGGATACCAAATGGCCGAAGAAGAAGGCAAGACCGACGGCGAAGGTGGCGAAGGTGGTTCAGGCGGGGAGGAATTCAAGCCTGAGTCCTTGAGCAAGGAAGCCCAGGAGTACATTCGCAAGACCGTCCAGTCCGAATCGGACAGCAAGGCGGCCCTTGTGGAGACGCGACTTCGGACTGAACAGGCAACCCAAAACCGTAGTGCCGTAGAGACTGCCGAACAAAACGAACTTAGACAACTGGCTGAAAGTGGCCAACATGAAGCCCTCGGGCAGCGTGTAGCCCTTAGACTCACTCAGCGCAGTGTCGAGGAGAAGGCCATATGGGCTGCTTCCGACCTAATTGAGCAGCAGATGGCAGACAAGTTCTCCGAGTCGCTGGGCCCGGAGCGAGTAGATCAGATTCGTCGACAGGTAAAAGTAGATAACGGAGCCCACGCGGAGTTCGCGGAGGCCCTAGCCAAAGCAGCGGGCGGTGATAGTCGGGCTGAAGAGATTCAGGCCGAAGTCAAAGCCGCACTGATCGCGGCTGGGGTCGTGAAGCGAGACGAAGCGGGCGGAGCCGCCAAGGTAAGCGGCGCCGGACAGGGCACCAAGCTCTCTAACTTCGAGGAGATCGAGCAGGGGTACACGGAGGGAACAGTAAAGCGCGAGGCTTACGAGGCAGCCAAGGAAGCCAGGGATAAAGGACAGTGAAACTAATTGTCTATTCAAGTAGCGTCTACGGTAGACCTAATTACCGCACAGCGCGTAATCATCGCCAACACCCTCTTTACAGAGGAGTACAGCCGACCGACCTCTAACATCGTCTCCCAGTTCACCTTGGGTCAGGGCGAGAAGTCCCTAGTGATCCCCAAGGTGGGCCAGATGTCTGCGGCCAAACTGACCGACGGCGTGGACATGACCGACTCTCAGGACATCGGTATGTCCACGAACACGGTCTCGCCGGTGGAGGCTGGCCTGAAGGTCATCGTCACTGACAAGCTGGTTCGTCAGCTCAACGAGTCGGTGTTTACCATCATCGGCCAGCAGATGGGCCAGGCAATGGGCCGCATCGTGGAGCGGGATTGCGTTGCCCTGTTCTCCAGCCTCAACGCGGGTTCGACCCTCGGTGTGGACAACAAGGATCTGACCCTGAAGAACCTCGCGGCCTGTATCGCCCATGCGAAGGCGAACAAGTTCGGAGAGAATCTGGTCGTAATTCACCACCCCAACGCCATCTTCCAGCTTGCGTTCGACTTCCTCGGCACAGCCCGCCGGTTGGATGCACCCGCATGGGTGACAAAGCTCACCGAGAGCTTCTACACCGGCATCACTCTCAACCGTGTGCCCCTCTTCGAGACTGGTGAGATTGACTACAACGGCACCGCAGGCCAGGTCTCGGGCTACGGCGCGATTTTCGACCGTAGCGCACTGGGCATCCTGACTTCACAGGGTCTTACCAGCGGCACCGAGCACGACAACTCCATGCGGGCTACTGAAATAGTAACCGTCAAGGACTACATCGCGTTCGAGGTTGATGACACCAAGGGTGCGCCCATGCTCTACGAGATGGACGACCAGGTCACTACCGCATAACACATAGGAGTATTGAGTATGCCGATCACCCTGACTCCGCAAGAGAAAGCCCTCCTCAAGCAGGAAGACTCGCTCATCCAGCCCTTAGACGGTGCGGATGGGGCGGAGTCAGCGGCATATCACAACCCCAAGACAGGACAAGAGTTCCCTAACCTGCCAATGGACCCCCGTGCCCTTACCCGCTATCTCAGGCGGGGATTGATGCTGGGGCCAGCATCGCCCGAGCTAAAGGCGAAGTGGTTAGCCGCTTCGGCAGAGCGAGCAGCGGCGGACGACGCGATGGTGGCTGAGTACGAAGACTCAGACCAGGCCCAGATTGACCAAGGATCCCAAGACGAACGGTTCAAGGATGCAGTCGCAGCGGCCGTCGCTCAAGTCCTGGAGAAACTAAGAGTAGACCCCACCGCAGGGGCGGAGAAAGTTGCACCTACCCTTGCACCGGAGGAAGAGTTTGCCCCCGCGCAACTAGAACTTTTCAAGGCGGTTGATGCACCGACGGAAACGGGGAATAAACAGGTCGTCCCCGAGGCGTCTCGACCGGAGTTACATCTGGTCGAATAAGGAAGGATAAACATGAGTTTCCCGAACGTGGTCCACGGCCACGAGAATGAGACCTTTACCGACGACTCTACTCAGAGAGTACCCGTCGGCACCAAGATGGTCATTGAGGACGGTAGGGCTTTTCGGTACGCCAAGGCAGACAGCACGGCCCTCGTCATTGCTCTTCTGAACCAGTCTGCCATCCCAGAGGTGGCTAAGTATGCTGACCAGTCGGTTACCGACGACCACGCGGCGGGGTCAACGGTCATTAAGACCATCGGCGCTACTACTACCGACATGGCGGTAGACGAACTGGTCAACGGCTACTTCTGGTCGGAGCAGCCTGCCCAGATAGGCCCGGCGCAGAGGATCAAGTCCAACACTGTCATCACGCTGAGCGCGAACACCGGCACCATCACTCCATACAATCCGCTGGCCATCGCCCTCAACGGCTCCACGGACTCGGATACCATCTCCTATATCAGGAACACATGGATGAACGTCAAAATCCACGCCACCGCAGAGGTGGCCGAGGTCGCTGGTGTGACTGTGTGCGCCGTCGCCGCAAGTACGTGGGCATGGCTCCAGGTCAGTGGCCCTGCTAAGATTCAGACCAGTGGCTCCCCTGTCGTTGGCGCATTGGTTCAGGCCGTTGGTACCGCAGCCGGTGAGGTCGCGATCGCTTCGGCGGCGACAGATGTCTTTGTGGCCCGCTTCATGTCGTGGGTGACCAGCGACGAGGACGGACTTTTCTTCCTCACAATAGAGTAAGGATGCCAACCAAGGAAGAGGTACAAGCCTGGGCACGCGAAGAGTGGATCCGGCTTGACCAGGAGAAGACGGATAAGGCCCAGGCCGAGTGTAACCATGCTCGGTCTGGGACCGTCCTCCCCGGAACCCTGTTGACTGTGGTATGTGACGATTGTGGAAAGAACTTGACTATGGACGACGCTACCCGAAGCGGCCCTGCCCCCGACATGGCTCAGATCGAACGCGGGGGTATAGAAGCCATGAGGGCGGCCCGATAATGCCCATCTACACCTACGAGTGTGGGGAGCACGGGGTCTGTGATGTCTTCCAGCGTGGGATTGGGCCTGACAGCTACTCATGCCCAGACTGTAGCCAGCCGATGACCAACGTCCTTGCGGCTCCAGCAGTTATCACCGTCGAGCGGAACTGGAACGAGAAGGCCAACGACTACCAGACCCACGGCCCGTACTACCAGGCCAAGTCCCAGCTAGAAAACATCAACCGCCAGGCGGCCGAACGGGGTGAGTCTCATTCCCCGATCACCGAGGAGGCCATCCAGGTAGCGGCCAAGGCGATAGACGAGGCGGCCCGCAACCCGCAGCCAAGTGTTGAACAGCAACAGATACAACGGATCAGGCGAGACCAAATGGCTCGCCGAAGTAAACAAACCGACTAACCTATTTGCTAGGAGGCAGGAGGAAAAGCAAATGGCATTCCCAGGAACATTACAGGTGGATTACGCCACCGGATACGAGACAACTACGGCCCAGCTCTACCCCGTAGGGCAGAGGGCCGAATCCCCCGACGGGAGCATCTACCGATACTGCTTGATGGGCAGCACGGTCGGCGAGGCCAACAAGCTATACCAGGGGGCCGCGACCGCCGTGACCAACTGGACGACCCAGACCCACACCGTAGCCCTTGCGGTCGGGGACACAGAAATCTCCTTCGACGACGGGGGAACCCCCTTTACCGTAAACCAACTGGCCGGCGGTTCGCTTCTCGTTGAGGAGACGGACGACCTCGGCCATATCTACCGAGTCAAGTCCAACGTGGTGACGGCCTCCACCGAGACCATCTGCCAGTTGGAGGACGGCGTGACGGTTCAAGTGGCAGTGCTCGTGGATACAGCCAATGTCCTCACGGCCAACTTGAGCCCGTGGGCAGAAATCGTCATTACACCGGCCACGACTCCGACCAATATCGTTGTGGGTGTCCCCAGGGTCATCGTCGCCGCCAACGCTTACGGCTGGATACAGAGTCGTGGTGTGGCTAGCTGCCTCACCGCCTCGGCTACTCTCCCCGGCAACCCCGCCATCGTGTCCGGTACGGGCGGTGCCTCGGGCATCGCCGCGTCCCAGAGCGCCAACATCACGGGGTACGTTGGGCGGGCGATTAACCTCGGTATCGCCGGCGACTTCCACGCCATCTACCTTCAGTTGGAGTAATCCATGTCATCACTGGTAATTGAAACCTACGCGAGCCAAGGAGCCCCCCTCGGCGAGGAGTTAGCGGTTCCCACGGACCGAGTGTATCGCTATACCAAGAACGGCCCCAAGCCCCTCGCTGCGGGCACGATCCTTCAGGGTCCCCGCCCGAATACGTCGCACGACAACCTGACCTGTGCGGCCGCTGCGGTAGGCAAGACTGAAATCACCGTGACCCTAGCTGCTGGGGATCCCGTGACCATCAACGACTACAAGAACGGCTACATCTTCATCAATGACGAGGCCGGGGAGGGGTATGTGTATGACATCGTGTCCACTCCTGGCGCCTTCGGTGAGGACGTGACCTGCAAGTTTAAGATCAAGCAGCAGCTCGTGGTCGCTCTGACCACCTCGTCCCAGGCCACGCTTATTCCAAACATCTACGAGAACGTCAGCCGACCCTTCGGGGACCCGTGGGACATCATCTTGGGTGTGGCTCCAGTGGCCGTTCCTGCCAATGAATACTTCTGGTGCCAGGTCAGGGGCCCCGCCGCTGTCCTACAGGCGGGGGGATTATTCGCTGGCCGGGGCGTCATGCTCAGTCAGAACAAGCCCGGTGCGGTCGAGGTTCTCAAACAGGTCGTCCCTATCGCACGGCAGGTTCACAGTGGAGTCAAGGAGATAACTGGCACCGCCACCATTGTTAGCGGTCAGACAACCATCGTCGTCACTCATGGTCTGGGGAAGGCTCCTAGCCTTGAGGACATCTCGGTTACTGCGGGGGAGGCCGGCACCGCCGACTGGGGCAACCTCTGGGTGGACAATATCTCGTCCACACAGTTCACCATCAACTGCCGCACCGACCCGAGCACCAACAACCTAGACCTCGGGTGGCGGGTAACACGTCAGGTATCCCCTCCTATTGGAACCGAGGCTGCCCAATTCCAACAGAAGGGCGTCGAGCAGCGGCTCCCCCTAGAAACCCTACGAAAAGAGCCCGACGAGGTGCTCACGGAGGTCGCCGGTAAGGCCACCATCCCCGAGCGCGTCATCGGTTACTGTATCAACCCCCGTGTCAGTGAGGAGTATGCACTCGTCTACCTGACACTCAGCTAGAACGAATAACCTGCTAGACAGGAGGATGGAGGAAAAAATCTAGCATGGCACAAACAGTAAACGTAATACCAGTCGAACTGACCGAACTTCGGGCGGCTTCGACAGCAAGTGGGGGTACAGCCCTCACAACCACGGCTACTGGGGCATCAGCCCCGTCCGCCCTAGGGATGATGACCATCCCTTTCGGGGCGGACTACGTTAGCATCACCCCTAGGAACTTCGCTGGGTGCGCTGTCGCCCGCGTGTCCCTTAACCCTTACCTGACTATCTTCGTCACTACGGATGCCGGGGCAACCCCCGCTGGTATCACCGACATCTCCGACGAGATGCAGGATGGGGACACTACCGACGTGGCGATAGACGACTTGCCCACTGCGGGGACGGGGTACATCTATGTCGGGGCTCAGATTCCCTTCCGAGGAGTCGCCATTGACGTGGGGTCTGACCCAAACAGCCAAGCAAACGACCTCACCGTGAACTACTGGAATGGGGCTTGGACGGACATCTCGGACACGGACTCCACTGACACGGGGGCCTCCCTCGCGGTGGATGGCACCGTCGTCTGGACAGTCCCGTCCGCCTGGGTGAAGGCTTCCCTCAAGGCCATAGGAGATACGCTCCCCGGCGGCAATGTCGTCCCTAATGCAACCACGCCTCTGTATTGGACCCGGTGGGAGTGGAGCGATGTAATGGATGTCTCGACTGACATCGTCCAGATGCTCGCCCTCGGCCGGAGCACGGCCTACGCCGAACTCTTGGAGGGGCAGACCTTGGAGCTCAAGCTCTCGGATAGAGAGGTCGGCTGCATCCAAGGCATCACCGACGCTGGCACCGCTAACCTCGTGGTAAACGTCGGGAGCCTAGTCAGCTCGGAGTTCGAGTGATGACTATCATAGGTAGTGGACTAATAACCCCGTCCGACCTCCAAGTGGTAGTTGGAAACTACAACTTCGCGGACGACGGAGGAGCCCAAGGGGCCTTCACCATATTCACGGTCACCGGCGACGTACTGCTTCAGGTGTTCGGCATCTGCGACGTGCAGCCTGCCGTGGCCGCCGGCACACCCACGCTGGAGCTTGGCGTCTCCGGCGACACAACTGCATACATAGCGCAGATCGTTAATGCGACTGACCTGATCGCCAACGAGGTATGGCTGGACGCCACCCCGACACTGACGCAGGAGATACTCGACCCGGCAGTCATACCGCGGACCTGGATCGTGGCCAACGGGCAGGACACAATATTGACTATCGGTGGTGCGGACCTGACAGCGGGAGACATAGACTTCTACGCGCTGTGGCGGCCCCTGAGTACAGACGGGTTGGTGGTGGCGGCGTAATGGTTCTCTTAAGTGGTGCCCGTCCTCCCCTCAGCATCTCCAAGCCGCCCTCTGGAGGAAAGCAAGTCAAGAACATTTGGGTCACACCAGAAGGAAAGTTGGAAGTTGAATATGAAGACACACCGAGTCCGTAACAAGAATGGGGGACTGTAAATTATGGCTATCGCATCCTTTCAGCTAGACCCGAACGCTGTGTCTCTAACGGACAATCAAGTCATTGATAAGATCAATGCGGCCAGCATCGACATCACCCGTGCGGGTTCAGTTGACCCCTCGGCGCGTCCTATTGAAGCTCTTGAGGTAGACACCGCCGAACTAGCAGACGCCGCGGTTACTAACCTCAAGGCCGACGCGACTCTGGCGAAGGACAACCTCAGCGCGATGTCTGACACCACCCGCGGCTACATCCGAACGGTGCCAGTCGTCGGTGAGTTTCCGGTCATCAATATTCAGCGTGACGCAGTGGGTCTGCTGGACGTGGACTACGACGACGTGGCTATTCCCTAGAGATAACAATGCCTAGAACGTACATCAAGACCAAGGCAGCGATGCCCTTCCCCGACCCACAGTCGGAGCGGGAGGAGCTAAACAACATCCTCTGGAGCATTGGGGTGGCCATCCCCTACTCCCGAACCGCCGATCCAGAGCACCCCTTCTACATGGAGATGAGTGAACTCCGCGACTTGGTTCAATGGCAGATGGGTCGAGTAGCCGAGGAACCTGAGTTCCAGAAGGGCCACATCACCGAGGAGGCCCAGGAGGGCTTCCGACAGTATCTACGTTGGAGGGACAGGCGGGACATGGGAGTCGTCAGCTACTCTGTACCCGGCGTACCAGGCCAGGAGGCTAGATAATGAAACCGACCATTGCTCTCGTGGCCTGTACGGCCATCATCTGCGTCACCCTATTAGAGCTGTATGCGCTCAGTCTGGGCCATGACGGTGCCCTGCTCCTTTCGTCAGTGGGGGCCATCTTCGCCTTTGCTGGGGCGGCTATTGGCTTCAAGATAGCAGGCAGGTAATCTGTGAGCCAGCATCAAGGAAAGAACACCCTACCTCACGAACCGGACTGGCGAACCGCTACCTACCACCGCAACGGTAATGTCCGGACACAGAGAGTGTGCCGGGTGTGCAGCAACGCTGCCGGACGCGCATACCATGCACGTGACCCTGGGAGACGTTCTACTCAGTATAGGAAGTATCGCGCAGCATACAAGGATAGGGATAGGAACCAGCGGTTGAAGCGCAACTATGGTATTACCATAGAGGAATATAATAATCTACTCTCCTCCCAAGGAGAGGTCTGCGCTATATGCAAGGTAACCCCGAATGGTAGGGCACTAGATGTAGACCACGATCACGAAACGGGCCGAATCAGGGGTCTTCTGTGCATGGATTGTAATGTGTCCCTCGGGCGGTTTAAGGAAGATCCCGATCTCTTGCTTACGGCAATGGGGTATCTCCTTTGAGTCAACCGACGCGAGCACGACAGGATTTGCGCCTGGACACACTCAAGAAGCTCGATCCAGTATCCGAGCCGAAGTTGTCCTCGTGTACGTCTGACTCTGACTCCCTAACCGTCCTCATCGACGCCCTCCTGGCCCCTGCGGCAGAGTCAGAGGACTTCGTGGGGGATTGGATTTACGTCCGCAGCCAGCCCACTGCCGTAGCCTCGGGGTCTACCGTCGATGGCGTACACAATACCACCGTAACCGCGCTCGCGGTAACCGACGGCACCGACTTCACGGTCGGCGACGGTATACAGGTCACAGTTAGCGCTGTCACAGAGACCATGAGGGTCACCGGCATCGTCAGCAACGACATGACGGTAGTACGCGGGATTCAAGGCAGCACCGCTGTCACGATGTCCGGTGGGGAGACCGTGAACATAGTCGGCCCCGCTATTGGTGAGATCGCTAGGGTGACGGCTGTGGGCTTCTCGGGTACTAATTCTCAGCTCACCACGGCGCCGGACTTCTCTGCCTCCCTCGTGAGTGGGCAGGAGTACGAGCGCCATCGCAAGGTGCGCCCGAACATCCTCAACGATAGGCTCGATGTAATCCTAGGGGTACTCAGGCAGAACGTCCTACTCCCTATAACCCTTGTAACTGATGGGGACATGGAGGACACTACCTCCACTCCACCTAACTACACCGCCGCCGGCACAGGTGGTACACCCACCTTAGCCAAGAATACAACGTTCGTCCGCCGCGGGCGCCAGTCCTTGAGCATCACCAACGACGGCTCGACTACCGTAGGGTATGCCAAGTCCGACTCTATATTTCTCCCCGGCGGAACCGAGTGTATCGTCGAGGCGGATGTCTACATCACAGCGGGTGATCTAGCTAAGCTCACCTTCTACGATGTTACCAATAGCGCTGTTATTGGTACAGCAATGGAGTCTGACGAGTCGGGCTGGGTACACCTCGAAAACCTATTCACTGTCCCTGCTACCTGCGAGGAGGTCCAAGTCTGGGCCGAGTCTCAAGCCGCGTCGGACGTCACGTACTGGGATCACATCACCGTATGGCCGACCCGTGACCAGGGAATTGACCTCCCGGCCTTCCTAGAGTTCATATATGACGTTAAGAGTCTGTTCTTCCTCCCCGTGGGGATGGGACTCACTGGCTCAACCAACGTCAGCGCCTACAGGATCAACGAGAGCACCCCCCAACTCTACGCCCACTACCAGAGGGAGCGTGACGACACTGGGGTCGTCTCAGCACGATTCTACGTGGAGAGCCGTAAGCCTTCAAACGCCCTGTGGTTGAAGGGACGTAAGCCCTACCCCGCCTTCTCGGGGGCCACGGATGCCCTCAAGGACGTGGATACCACTCAGGCCCACAAGAATGTAGTGGTCAACATGACCGCGGCCTCCATCCTTGACGACTTGGCTCTTGATGCCACCGAGGCGGAGAAGGCTGGGCTGGCCAACAGTCTACAAGAGAAAGCCCTGCTGCTCCGATTCGAGATCAAGGACATCATGGCCAATCTTACCCCACCTAAGAAGACTATCACCACCCCATTCACTAGGGAATAGCCATGCCTAGGGGAGCCTTGCTGAAACGCTGGAATGACTGGTCCGCTGGGATCGGCCACCTCATCGACGACGGTCGAACCCCAGGGATGTATTACTCCTCGGGTCTATTGGGTCTGAGGGGGGAGCTACGCCCGGCTCCCTTCCTAAATGCCGCTACCGGACCGGGCTCAGCTATTGTTGGTTACACAGTTGGAAGCAGTGCTAATTTTGCGTTAGGTGCTGTTGCAATTCAACCTACCGACTCAACCGGGGTAGGTACAATATCAAAATCAAATGACGCGGTTACTAATAACACGACTCTTACCTTTTTACACGTTGTTGTTGCGGGCAGTGACAACGCAATCTATGTTGGGGTTTCTAACACTGGTGGTACGGCCCCAAGCGGAGTTACATATGATGGCGACGCGCTTACTAAAGTGGGAGAGAAAGCGGTTGGCTCGACGGTAATAGCCTCTATTTGGCGCAAGGTGCTAGGAACCGCGTCAGGAAGCGCCAACGTAGTTGTGACAATCGCAGCGCCACAAGACATTGTTGCTGGAGCGGTTTCCACCTTTAATATAGATCAGAGTACACCGGAAGGAACCTTTGTCTCTGATTCGGGTGCTGCCACTACCCGCGCCGCCGCGGTCGTAGTAAATGACCCGTTTGTTGTTGCTTCGGGCAGCGGCCTCATCTTCGTTGTCATTGCTGCCGACAATGTTACTGTGACCGTCCCAACGGGAACTACTCCTATGTGGAATGCGGTTCAGAACAGCGCTGTTCGGGGTGCGGGAAGCGCCCTGTTTGTTACCACGAAGTTTACAAATGTGAACTATCATTTTCACTACTTCCTCGAAGACGTAGCAACGGCAGACAGCACACAACCGTATCTTTATGCTGTGCGCGGTAACTCAGACGGTGATCTCGGCGTGTATGCTACCAAGGTAGACCTGAGTAACGGGTCATTTGGAACCATAGGGGCTCAGTCCCACACCATCACCGCACCTCTTACAATAAAGAACCACCCTGGTCAACCCGCTAAGTACCAAGGGTTGTGGTATTTCCCCTCGGGCAATGACCAAACTCATCGTGAGCTGACAGTCATTGGGTCTGGCGCCGTGTCTACCGATACCCTCACGGCAGCTGCCGCAAGTTTCGCCCCCGGTGCTGACCATCTGGCCAATCTTAACCATCAATTAGTCAGTGCGGTTAAGGACGGAACAAATTCTGGCGGAGTTAGAATCCTTGCTGTTGATGGTGCACCGCGCACGGCAGCGAATTGGGGATCCGTGTTCCAAGCCGGGGATAAAAGCGTACGACCTGCCGGCCTTCGTAGTCTAGCGGGCTTAACCTTCGTCATGAATACAGAGGGGTTGTATTCTTTCAACAACAAGGGGCGCTCTGGTTTGGTCTTTGAGGATTTTCGAGAGTGGCAGAACAGCCTTACCAATATCCCTGTCTCTGCCTATAGCGGCGGGCTGTTAATCCCGCACCCATCAGGGCTTCTTTTCTATGTGCCTGGGGAAGAGCCTGTAGACGTGGGCCTTAACAGACGTTTAGAAGCATCTGCCATACCCCCCAGCGGAGCAACAGAAATACACAGCGGTCGCTATCACAGCACAACCGTAGTAGGAAAGTTCACTTACGCAATTTACCAACTCGATCCTAGCTCTACGAGTTCGTTGTTGGTGGTGGGGTATCCCTCTAATCCAAGTAACCCGCTTGATCTTATATGGCAAGCGCTGGGAGTTGTCACCGTACAGGCACGAGGGTACATGATGGGGGTCGGGGTTGCCTTGAACGGAAGACCCCTTTCCTCTGACTATGTAACCCCCACTGTGTGGCTTCACTCAGGAGAGGACCTTAGTTATATGGTTCTAGACCCTCGCGCGTCCCCTTTTCGTTCCCGTACTGACACACACAAGGTTACTCTAGCGGCCGATGCCGACATGAGTGAACTCAGGTTCACCGAGCCAGTTGACCTCACTGGTGTCGTCGTCCATACCTCAAGAGACATGGTGAGTGGGGACGAGTTCCAGATTTCCATTATTGTCAATGGGGCGGCCAGCTCCTCAAACGTTGGCTCGCCTGTTAGAGGCTCGGGAACCCGCCACGAACGAACTATCGACCGGACGACCAAAGTGACGAGCCTAGCTCTCCACGTGAACTGGACGGCCACCTCTACAGCCGACCGAGTTCCTCCCGCCATCCAGTCCATCGAACTGTACGGTAATCCCTCCGTTGGGGAGTCTGAGTAGTCATGCCCCTCACGCCAGAGGAGATCGAGGAGCGCCTAATAGTGCTCGAAGAGGGGCTGAAGCGTCGCCTCCGCTCCAGCAGGGCGTTCACCACCAACCCCCTTGCCCTCGCCACCGACCTGGATGACTTGGGTTCAGTGAAGACACACCTCGACTTCGAGGAGGCCCCCCTTACTCCAGTTGACCCGCAGGAGGACGTTCTTAGGGTGTCCGCCGTCGACGTGAGTGGGGTGACGGGCCTGCGGCTCACGGACAGCGCTAGCACCGATACCACCATCGTCGCGCGGACGCGTACCCTCAATATCTCCCTGGGGGCGTTCACCGTGCACACGGGCTCCCCTCTCCATACGCAGGTCGCCAACACGAGCGTCTGGGCCTTCGACGACACCGTTGCTCAGGAGTCCATCACAGCAGCCATTGTGGTGCCAGAAGACTACGTGAGTGGTGATACCGTTCGACTCCACTACTACATGGCCTCTGCCACGTCTGGGGCCGTCTCGTGGAACGTGTATGGCTACTCAAGGGAGGAAGGCGAGAACTACGCCAACCCCGGCACGGCCTTTACGGTCAACGACACGGTACAGGGTACGGCTGCCAACCTGGGCATAGTGGACTTTTCACTCAGCACCATTGCCATCTCCGCAGGGGACAATCTGCGGATCAGGGTTAGGCGTTCGGGCGCAAACGGCAGCGACACCGCGGCTGGTGATGCCTATCTGGTGGGCGTGGCGTTCGTGTACACGGCCTTCTTCTAATGTTTATCTGGCCGGTCACTGGGCCCATCAGCCGTGACTTCTACTACAAGGCCTCCATCTACATTGGAGGGCAACACATGGCAGTGGACATACCAGCCAACTCTGGCGCCCCCATAAAGGCCGTGGCCGCCGGCGAGGTAATAGACTCGGGGTACAGTGGCATCAATGGCAACTACGTGGAGATCGCTCACGCAGACGGTTGGAGGACCAAGTACAGACACTTGGTAGAACCAGCGGTCGTAGGAGTGAGCGTCGGGGTCTCTCAGGGCCAGATCATAGGTAAAGTGGGGTCGACTGGCTGGTCTACCGGTCCGCACCTGCACTTCGATTTGTGGAACAGTAGCAAGCAGAGTCCCGAAGCAGTATACAAGAGTGGAATCTGGGCACACGACCCAGAACTATACCTAGGAGTGGAGGACGACATGGCCATGACTGAAGCACAGAGACGGGCCGAGATACGTGATGAGGTTAGAAAGATGGTAGTCCATGCCATTGCCGAGGACGGGACTACTCTGCCAGCGGTGCAGAAACTCGGAGAGTGGTTTAGAGATTTGAACGAACATCGCAAGGACAAGGCCAAGCACGAAGGCGGCGAAGGTGATGGGCTGAAGCGGGGAGACACCGTAACGCTCAGTTGACCTACTTGGAGCACTACGCTACAATGTAGTTGATGTTCCGATGACAGTTGAGCTGTGCGAAAGTTGCGAGACCCACTTCTGCTTCGACTGTGACTCGGACTCTGGGAAGTGCCCCCGGTGCGGGCGCCCCTACTGCGGGGAATGTGTCAAACAAGGGGAGACCTGTCCCTGCCCCCCTGATGAGGACTAGGACTTAACGTCCACTCTCTTCTCGATTGAAGCCTTGGGTATGGCCACCATATCCATGTAGCCTCCATCATTGGAGATATAGGCGGCTACTATAATGTCAGTTTCGTCCTCGTCAACCAACCAGACGGTTCCCTGAAGCACACAGGAGCTCGGCTGATCCCCATCAGGGCCAGTGTGCCGGCTCTTGCCTACCGCGTCTCTCCACTCAATGTAGATCTGTTTCATTTAATCCTCTCCAGGGCCAGCTTACAATACTCAGGCTTGGCGTCTATGAGAACGGCGTTGCGGCCTAGCTTCTGCACGACGACACCGACAGTGCCGGCGCCTGCGAAGGGGTCAAGGACTACACCACCTTCTGGGCAACCCGCCAGGATGCAAGGCCCCACCAACTTCTCAGGGAAGACAGCGAAGTGGGCGCCAGGGTACGGCTGTGTGGCAATGTTCCAGACGGAGCGCTTGTTACGGCCAATGGGGTTGTCCTGCCTAGGCGCAGACGATGCGCGTCCTAGTTGGTGTTCAGCCGTCTTGCCTCTGTTAAAGTGAGAGCCCTTATGTGAAGCGGGGCCTCGTGAGCCGGTTTGCCGAGTCTGTCCTGGAGCCTGATAGGAGGGGTCCGTCAGGTCATGATGATTCGTTCCGATGGTAGGCTCCCTTATCGCGTCGGCGTCATAGTAGTATTTCTTTGATTTTGACAGCAGGAAGAGATACTCGTGTGCTTTGGTCGGCCTGTCCTGTACACTCTCAGGCATCACGTTGGGCTTGTGCCAGATGATGTCCGAGCGGAGATACCAACCATCAGCGCGTAGGGCAAACGCCACCATCCAAGGGATACCTACGAGGTCTTTGGGCTTTAAGTCGTTATCAGAGAACCCATGTGACAAGTTGCCAAGCAACGTCCCTGTGTTGGTGTGTTGCTTCTCCCCGTGCTTGGCCGCGTGTGTGCCATCACCCATCCTCCCCTTCCCACTACCCGCATAAGAATCTCCGATGATCAACCAAAGTGTTCCGTCATCCCGCAGCGTCCGCCTTACCTCACGGAATATGTCGACGAGGTGTTGGACGTAGACTTCGGGCGTCGGTTCGAGGCCAAGCGAGTCCGGGCCCAGCCCATAGTCCCTCAAACCCCAATAGGGCGGTGAGGTTACTGCACAGTGAAAGTACTTATCGGGGAAAGGAATGTGGCGAGCATCACCGGAGATGATGTCCACCACCATCTTCTCATTCATACGGACACGTTGACGTCCACTACCGTCCGGTTGAACCGGCGCCGTGGTCGGATGAACACGACGGGCCCCCCGAGTACGTTAGGTGGGAGCATCCCTACCTCCGGGTACATCCCAGCCGGGTAGCCGGCGGCATCCTTAGACCCTGCCTCGTACCCCCTCAGGAAGGAGCCGGTGGAGACGATGTATCTACTCACACTGTTCCACTCGATCTTGGCCCCCTCGACCTCAGGAAGGTGGGTGTCTATCCAGGGTAAGGGAGTGGTGGCCTTCTGGTGGTAGTGACCAATCAGGTACACATTGGCAAACCAGTACGGGGCCACGTTGGTTCTGACCTTACGGAGTGCGGCTTCAAGGGTAGTGCCCCCGCCCTGACCGTGGTGGGCCCACACCTTGGCGATTACCTTGCGCTTACCCTTCTTGTCCTTGAAGATCAAATGGATAAGGGCGCAGTGGCCGAGCAGAGGGGCCTCAAGGAAGGCCGCCAGGCGGGTGTCAGAGGTAGTCCCATCGCCGAACTCCCAGTAGTGGTGGCCCTTGGTGATGAGGCCAAGCCAGCGCCCCACTGTGGGCCGGAGGATCGACTTCAGCTTGGTGAGCTGCCTATCCACGGCGTCATCCATCATTGAATGTACGGACTCATACAGGTCCCCCTTGATCCGATACAGAGCCGCTCGGTTACTTGGGCTGGCGATGTCCAGGTAATCTC